TTTCATCCTCTTCTGATCTTGCCTTAGTTCTATTCAAAGTATTTGTTTGTCTAATATCCATCCATACTGGGTTAGCATATCTTCTCCATACTTGGTGAGAATAAATAGGTAATTCATTATATTTTTCTTTATTTTTTACTTTTTCAGGATCAGGTTCTGGTCTATCTCCTTTTATTCCTTCTGGTTCATTTTCTCCAAAAAATCTAACTAAACCTTCAGGGTGTTCTATTCTTTCAGGGTTTTCTCCATCTTTTCTAAACGTAACAATATAATCAGGTAAACCATTTCTACATAAACTTGAATCTTTACATAGCTGTTTATGCAGTAATCCCAAAGCTTTGGTTCTTGTTGCTTCAACTAATGGATCTTTATATATTGTTACTTTTGAATGGTATATAAATCCAGCTTCTTGGAATAATCTTATTATTTCCCCTGGAAAATCTTTTAATCCAATTACTCCATCTTTTGATTTCATCATAGGTAAATCCATACAATGAATGCTTATTAATCTCCCAGGCATAAGAACTCTATGCAATTCTTTAATTAAAAAATTAAAATGTACATAAAATTCATCATCATTTTTACTATTTCCCATATCTCTATCACTATTTGAGTAGGTATATAAACTTGCAAAAGGTGGACTAAATATAGAATAGTGAATTGAATTATCTGGTATTCCTTGAATCACTTCTACACTGTCTCCATGATATATTGAATATTTATCTTTTATTATTTGATTTAGAACGTTCATTTTATCCTCCAATTTTTAATTTAACGTTTTCATTTCTTCCCAGTTAGGTAGCATCATTTTTGTTTGTGGTACATATTCTGTTACTATTCTAGATGTTGAATGTAATTCTTTTTGTGTTATTTCTTTAGTTAGTTCTACCATTTGAGATTGCATATATTTTGCATCTTCTTCTTTTCTAGCGATATTTTCTTTAACTGTTCCTTCTTTTGCTGAAAGAATTATGTAAACATTAACTTCTTTTGTTTGACCGAATCTCCAACATCTTCTAATAGCTTGATAATATTGCTCATAACTATCTGATAATCCAACAAATATCATATTGTTACACTGCTGCCAGTTCATTCCAAAACCAGCTATTGATGGTTTTGTAACCAATGATTTTATTTCATTATTTGAAAATTTAATCATTGTTTCAGCTTTATATTTTGAGTTGTCTGAGCCCTTTACCTCATAACTATCATTTATATACTCTTTTAATTTAGCTGATTCATCGTTTAAACTACACCATACTAGCCATTGTTCGTTTGAACTATTAACTATATCTGCAGCTTTTTGACATCTCACATCTAACGTTTCACGTCTTACATTTCTTCTTTGTGTAAGAGTCAATTTATCGTTATAAAATTCATCTCCATCAGCTATAATTTCAAATATATTTAATTTTGGTAATGTATAGCCTTCTATTTCATAACCTAGATTATTTGGATTATCTATAAATACACACCAACCAGCCATCCATTGCCAAAATATTTTATCAGCATGTCCTTTCAATCTCCATTTGGCTGTATCTCCACCATCATGGATAAAGTACATTGAAAGCATTTCGTTTCTTGTCATTATTCCTAAGAATTCAGCATGATTTCCAAGTTCCATATAATCGTTTGGTGCTGGTGTTGCTGTACAAGCTAATTTAAAAGGACAATGTAAGAAGTTTTCTATTATTTGAGTTCTTATTTTTCCTGTGAAACTTTTTAATATAGAACTTTCATCTAAAACTATTCCTCCAAATTCATTGGCCACAAACTTATCTAACTTTTCATAATTAGTTATATTTATTCCTGGAACTACATCTGATTGACTTTCACAAATATTTACATTTATTCCAAATGTTTCTCCTTCATGTTTTGTTTGTAATGACACAGCCAACGGAGCTAGTATTAAAACATTTCTTCCTGTATGTTCATATACTTTATTAGCCCATTCAAGTTGCATAATTGTTTTACCTAATCCACAATCTGCAAATATTGCTGCTTTTCCTTTTTTTAAAGCCCATCTAACAATATCTTTTTGAAAATCATATAGATTATTATTTAAATCTTTTTTATCAATATCAAATCCACTACTTATGATTGAAGTAGATTTATTGAATATAAACTCATTGTATTCTTGCATAATCATCTCCTAGAATTTATTTAACAGCTGTATTAATAGTTCAGCCAATCTTATTTTTTCACTCACTTTTACACTATTTTTAAAATCTTCTAAAAGTGAATCTATCATTTCATTAACTATTTCAATTTTTTCATCGTTTTTATTTATGACTTGTGTTTTGAGAACAATCCAGCCACCTTTAACTTCTTTTATCCAACCATTATTTTTAAATCTAAGGATACATTTTTTAACAGCTTCATAGTCTTCATTCAGATATTCAGCTATTTGTTTTCTAGATTTGTTAGGATATTCTCTCAAACATTCTAAAACTTCCCATCTGTTTATCATTATTCACCTCTTGAATTTTTATTAAATTCGAGATATAATTTAGGTGAAATATTACCTAAATATTTTCTCTTAAACATCTGTACAACTTTGGTCGGGAGTAGCAGATGTTTTTTCTTTTTTATAACTTTTCCCATTTAGAAAATTTAACCAATGTGTCTTTATTATTAAGTAAGCTCCTCTTTCATTTTCTTCATTTTTCTTTTTGTAGATACAGCCAGGAACCTCATTAGCACGAATTAGACAATAAACATCATCTTTGTTAAGTTCACCGTCAGATAAGGCTACCGCTTCATCTACTGATATTTTGTAATTTGCCATAAATCCTCCTTTTTAATTAACTCTTGTACATAATTGAGTAACTATGTCTTGACACTTATTTTCATAAAATGCATAGTTGTTATATCTATTATCATCACTTTTAAAACTTATAATTCCATAACCATCATCGTCTATAAAATAGCTCATATCTGGAGACATAGTAACTTTATTGACATCATCTTCAGAATTTAAAACCACATATGCTTGATACTTTTCTGATAATGTATTAAAAGCAACTACGATTTTATGATTCTTAAATATGCTTCCATTTATCGCAAACGCACCTTTTACTTTTCCCATTGGGCAATCCTCCCTTTTAAAATAAATCTCCGAAGACGTACAATTCTTCGTATTTGTTATAGAACCTCCAGATTAAATTGATTAACCATTTTGCCTTAGATTTGATATCCTTTAATGAGTAGATTAGCCATACAGTTTTATATTTAATTACATCTAAAAGAGTTGCTTTTTTACTTTCTTTTAAAAATTCTCTTGCTGCTATTTCGCTTCTAGTCATTTTCTCCCTCCCAAATCTCTAAAATTTGAATAATAGCTAACGCTCTTTTTAAACTCAAACCTTTTAATTCAGGTTTTGACCAATATTTATCTAAAATCTTATTACTTAGCATAATAGCCCTCCTTTTATTCACTTAAAAACACATTGATGAAATATTGTTGTCCTTTACCAGTAACCTTTGGGGTTTTACTTATTCTTATAGATCCATCAGGATTAAGCACTGATCTTTCTTTTATTTCAAACAGTCCCAAGTTCATTGATTTTTGAGTTGGCATGTTATAGCTTTCACCTTTTTGTTTAATTAAGAATTCGTTTTCTCTCATCCATTCAAATAATCTTTTTTGACCTGTATCGACTCCGTTTTGCTTAATCAATTTTGCTAGATCACCAATCAATATCGAAGATTGAGAAGTTGCTACTGCATCGGCAAATATTACTTTTGGCTTATCTTCTTTTACTTTGTTTTCAAGCAATTCAATCTTTTTTGTATAATCTTCTATCATGTGAGATTGAATTTGATTAGCTCTTGCTAATATCATTTCTGGACTATTCCAAGCTTCTTCACACTTGATAAAATATTGTCTAGCAAGTTTTCCTTTTTCAGTATTAGCTACCATTGAAATCTCTTTTGCTACTGATAATATAAATAAAAGGTCCACTTTTTCTTGCTCTCCTCCAAGGGTATTACATTTTTGATATACCCTTACAAAGTCTTTATTTTCAATGAAATTATACTTATCAATAATTCTTGAACTCCATATTTTAAATTCTGTGCCAATTTCTAAAAACTCATGCAATTCTCTACCACTTACTAATTGTTGCCCATCTCTTACTTCAATTTTAATTAACTCGTTCATAAAAACACTCCTTTTTTAACTTTCTTTAATCCCTAAAAATTTCAACATTTTCTTTTTAGTTTCTCCGCCATTTCTGTTGCCACGAATAATATCTGAACAATATGCAGGCTTTATTCCTAGCATTCTAGCTAGTTCAACTTGAGTCATCCCTTTTTCTCTTAAAACTTTTTTAACTTCCATTTCAAAATCTAATTTTGTCATCTCGCCCTCCTTTCTTATAAAATATTCTTAGAATTTATTTGACTTTTCATAGAATTTATGCTAATGTATAAGCATAATAAAAACAACATATAAAAAATGCTTTGCCGAACATTAAATATGTTTTAAAATTTAAGCATACTTTTTAGCTTATACTCTAATTATATTAGAATACATCTGTCTCTAATAAACATCT